ACTAATGAATTCGTATGTTCAGATGGAAGAATGTCAGTAAATGGGATATGTCAAATAGAACAACCAGATAGTGTTGATACTTCTAATATTACTGAAAAAATTATAGAAACTTCTAAAGAAGGTGACGGTGGTGAAGATTTAAAAAAAGATTTAGAAAACGAAAGAAAGATTAAAGATAGAAAAATATTAAAAGATTTAGAAGGAACTTCTGATTACTATCCTGAACTAGGAAAAGAAAAAGGAAAATTTCAATGGGATTTTGATAAAGAAAGTAAAATTGACAATTATAAAAATACAATAAATAATAATATAACTGCATATAATAATTTTATAGAAGAAAATTTAGGAATACCTTCAGACGTTCAAAATGTTGTAAGAGTAGGTAGCACTATCGCAGGAGCAACAGGAGGTGGAATATTAATGGCAGTAGCACCTTGGGCAATACCAGTCCTTGCTGGAGGAGCTATTAATAAAGCTGAAAGAGAAAGAATAGAAAAAATAACTGATCAAGATAAACAAGGTGATAATATTCAAACTGTAGATATGATGACATATGATGTTCCTGGCTATGGAGAACCAGGATTTAATATTCATAGTGATGCTGGTGATAAGCCAGATTTTAGAGGCACTAATCAAGATCAAGGAGTTACTTCTGATGCAGGATTTGATCAATCAAGTAGTGGAGGATATCAACAAAGTAAAGGAAGTCATCACTTTTAATTTTATTATTTTTGTTATATAACTTTTTTAAAAAAGGTAATTTATGGCAAAAAAATCATCTGTTTCATTAGTAAATACTTCATTAGGTATCAGACTTTCTACACATGAAAAATTATGTGCAGAAAGAATGAAACATTTAATTAAATCTATTGATGAATTAAATAGAAAAGTATCTAAACTTTCAGATGATGTTTCACGAGGTAAAGGAGCAGTTGCTGTTTTAATTGGTATAGGAACTATTATAGCAGCATGCATAGGTTATTTTAGTATAAGGTAAAAATGTTAGAAAAATTAATGACTTTGCTAGTTGGAATTTTATTAGCTCTAGCAGGTTGGACTCTTACTAGAACATTTGATCTTTCTACCAATCAAGCAGTACAATTAGATAAAGTTTCTAAACTTGAAAGACAAGTAGAAAAACTTCAAGATAAATTAGAAGATATGACAGATTCAGATGAAGAAATTATGAAACAACACGAATTATTATTTAAAAAATTAGAAAATTCAAACTCAGGGTATAGTTATAACTAATGGCACTTAAAATTTCAGAAGAAGCAGCAGTCCAAATGCCAATGAAAACGGTTGCAAGCTTAATTGCATTGGTTGCAATCGGCACGTGGGCTTTTTTTGGTATTCAAGAAAAATTAAATTCAAACTCAACAAAATTAGAATTAATGGAGAAAGATTTAATTGAAAACACAGCATTTAGAATAGGCTGGCCTCGTGGTACTTTAGGAAGTCTTCCGGCCGATTCAGAACAATTTATGCTTATTGAGGAGTTATATAAACAAGTAGAAAAATTACAAATACAACAAGAATCCGGAATGCATAATAAAGTTAATATAGAATTTTTAACTAAACAATTAGAGAAAGCTTTAGAAGATATTGAAGAGCTTAAGGATTCTAACAGAGAAATACATTATAAAAACGGAAATGGAGGCTGAAACATGGAAGAAATTGTAATAGCATTATTAATGATAGTTAATCAAGAAATTAAAGAACATAGAATTCAACCAAATATGTCAACATGTTTGAAAGGTAAAAGAGTGGCTGAACGTGAATCTAAAAGCCATGTTCAATATCAATGTATTAAATCATTAGCTGAAACAGAGATATATATGGGTGAAAAAAGTATAGTTAAGCTTATTTTAAAATAATAATGAAAAAAGCTAATAAAAAGCGCAACCCTGTTGCGAAGCAATTAAGACATTTTAAACAAAAGATTATTCAGAATAAAAAAGCATACAGTCGAAAAAAATTAAACAAAATTTAAAGCTTTCAATATTAATATTTTTGTTTTATATCTACTAATAGGAAAGTATGGTATGAACCAGGAGGTATACTACTATGAAAAAACAAGGATACAATGCTAGAAAAGACGAACAATTAGGAATGACTAGAGGAAAAGAGTCAGGAAAAAAAATGTCTATGGCTGGCAGAAGAAAAGTAGCTAAAGCTACTCGTAAGCCAAAAGGTACTTATGGCTTTAAAAAGAAAAAAAGATAAGTGCTAAAGAGAGGAGGTTTTAGTAATGAAAAAAGGTTATCATAAAACTAAAGATGGTAGAACTGCAAAAAAAGGTCTTTACTATTATATGAACAAGAGAAAAAAATCAGGAACAAGCCGAAAAGGAAAAGGCACAGTTTCTGATAGAGCCTTAAAACGATCTGCTAAAACAGCTAAAAGATAATGCCTTTTAGATCAGAGAAACAAAGACGATACCTTTGGAAAAATAATCCAAAGATAGCAAAAAGTTGGTCTAAAAAGTATGGCAGTAAAATTGCCAAAAAGAAAAAAAAGAAAAAGTAATGGAAGTTGAATTAGAAAAAAAAAAATTACAATTCACTAATGAAAAAGGTGAAAAAGTAAGAGTTGATGTCGATCAAGAACAAACTGAAAAAGATGAAGAAGTTTTTGAAAGAAATCACTACTCTAATTTAGCAGAAGAACTACCAGAAAGAGAAGTAGCTAATGTAGGAAGAGATTTAGTAAAATCTTTTGAAGATGATAAAAGCTCAAGAAAAAATTGGGAAGATCAATATTCAAAAGGACTTCGTATGTTAGGTGTCGTTGTAGAAGATAGACAAGATCCTTTCCCGGGAGCTTCAGGTGTACATCATCCATTATTAGCAGAAGCTGCTACACAATTCCAAGCTAGAGCCATTGCAGAAATGTTTCCTGCGGGTGGTCCAGTTAAAACTCAAATCATTGGTAAAACAACTGATAAAAAATTAGAGCAAGCTCAACGTGTTCAAGATTTTATGAATTTTCAGGTTACTCAAGAAATACCAGATTATTTTAACGAGTTAGATCAAATGTTATTTTATTTAGCTCTAGCTGGAAGTGCTTTTAAAAAAATTTATTTTGATAATACATTAGATAGGATTTGTTCTAAATTTGTACCAGCAGAAGATTTTGTTATTTCTATGGAAAATACAGATTTAGAAACTGCAGAAAGATATACTCAAATAATGAAACTAACAAGAACGGAAATAAGAAAACATCAAATTTCAGGTTATTACAAAGATATTCCATTAAGTAAAGCTGAAAGTAATGCAGGAGCAAATAGAGGAGATTTAGTAGAACAAACTTTACAAAGATTAGAAGGTATGACTCCAAGTATGGCAGATAAAATACATACAGTTTTAGAAGTACATACTAATTTAGATTTAGGAGAAGATAAAGATGAATTAGCTCTTCCTTATATTGTTACAATTGATTATGAATCCCAAAAAGTTTTATCAATAAGAAGAAACTGGAAAGAAGAAGATTCATTAAAAAGAAAAAGAACATATTTTATACATTATAAATATCTTCCTGGCTTAGGCTTCTATGGCTTTGGTCTTATACAAATGATAGGTGGACTTCAACATGCCAGCACTGGTGCTTTAAGAGCACTATTAGATTCAGCTGCTTTTGCAAATCTCAATGGAGGTTTTAGAGCTAAAGGAGCAAGAATTGAAGGAGGAGACATAACAGTTTCTCCTGGTGAATGGGTTGAAGTAGAAGCATATGGTGATGATTTGCGTAAATCTTTTATCCCTCTTCCCTTTAAAGAACCATCACCAACCTTATTACAATTATTAGGTGTATTAACTGAGTCAGGGAGACGTTTTGCTTCTATTGCAGATGCAATGATTGGTGATTCTGCTGGATCAGGTCCGGTAGGAACCACTATTGCTCTAATAGAACAAGGCTCTAAAGTTTTTAGTGCTATTCATAAAAGAATACATCAAGCTCAAGGAAGAGAATTTAAATTAATTTATGAATTAAATGGAGAATATTTAGATGATGAATATTCTTTTGAAGTAATAGGTGAAAATAAAAAAATTAGAAGAAAAGATTTTACTTCTTCAATAAGTGTAGTTCCAGTTTCTGATCCAAATATATTTTCTCAAGCTCAAAGAATAGCTTTAGCACAAACAGGTTTACAATTAGCAAGAGAAACACCAGATATAATAGATGTTAAAGAAGCAACTCAAAGATTTTTACATGCTTTAAATATTCCTGATTATATGGATTTAATGATTGAAGATGAAGATACTCCTAGACGTGATCCAGTATCTGAAAATATGGCATTATTAAATACTAAACCAATTAAAGTGTTTGAAGATCAAGATCATCAAGCACATATTATGGTACACTCACAATTTATAAATGATCCTAGATTTGGCGGAAATCCAGAAGCTAAAGAACAATTATATCCAGCAATGTTAGCTCATATAGGTCAACATATGGCATATTTATATCAACAACAAATGCAAGCACAAGTTCCTCCAGGAAATCCAATTTCTTCTGGTGATTTTAATAGAGAATTAAATGAAGAACCTTCTGATGAAATAAGTATAGAAGAAGAAAATAGAATTGCAGCAACTGCAGC